CTTTTACAAATACACATGATTAGGCTTTGAATTGTGTATTGGAGGCAAGTACAGTAAATGTTGCATTTCCTGTTTTGACCAATAAATATCTGTACGAATCAATTCCACTAGCATTACCCGCAGTAGGAGCACCACCTAACCACCTAGTTGTGACTCCAGAAGTTGTGCCATCAACTTGCACAGCAGAGTTGTAATAAGCAGTAGCACCTTGAGTGACCAAGAACGCCACAGTCATTGATTGACCTGTACTCATCAAAGTATTTAGTGAAGTACCGCTAGAGGCTCTGAAGTTAACTGTCCAGTTAGCACTTGCATTACTTGTGTAATATAGGACTGACTGAGTTGTAATGTCGTAGTTAATCGTTCCTGTAGCCGCAGTTGCTGATACTGTAGCTACCTCTGCTGCATCGTTTAGAACAATGGCAGTAGCTGAAGATGTACCTGTGAATGTTTGTGTTCCAGTAAAAGTGTTGGCTACGTTGACAACAGGGATGTTAGCCCCTGCTAGAGTAGCAGCACCCGTACCACCATTTCCAATAGGTAGTGTTCCTGTAACACCTGTAGATAAAGGCAAGCCAGTTAAATTGGTTGCAGTACCACTTGCAGGAGTACCCAAAACGGGAGCAGTCAGTGTTGGAGCAGTCAATGTTTTGTTAGTCAGGGTTTCAGTTCCTGTCAAGGTAGCAAAACCAGAGGCAGTAAATGCCGCCTGAGTCCAAGCCGATCCTGACCACACAAACAATTGGCTTGTTGTTGTATTAAAGTACAAAGCACCCGTAAGTAAGGCATCGCCATCGTTATCAACACTAGGAGCAGAAGACTTAGCACCTAAGTATCTGTCATCAAAAGAGTCAAAGGAAGCTGCCGCACTGGTAGCCGATGTAGACGCATTTGAGGCACTTGTAGAGGCATTAGAAGCACTTGTTGCCGCATTGGAAGCACTTGTAGCCGCATTAGAAGCAGAAGTAGCTGCCGCAGTAGTTGAACCAAAGATCGAATCTATCTCAGTTTTGGTATAAGCATTAGAGATGTTATAGCCAGCAATAGTCGTAGGATTCGTTCCTGCCGTTGCACGACCATAAGCATCAAAAGTGACAGATTGGTATGTTCCTGCTGAAATTCCAGAAGTAGCCAAATCAATGTTGTCGCCATTGACAACAATACGGCTAGAAGATGCAGTTCCTACATTAAGGGTGTTGCCTGTCTTTGTAAGACCATCACCTGCGGTAATCTGACCTGCGCCTGAAAACTGCGCCCATGTAATTGATGTGCTTCCTAGTGTTCCACCTGCATCAATCGTGCAGATAAAACCAGAGTCAGCGTTAGTTGTGCCTTTTTCAACAAAGGTAAAAGCCGCCACCAACTCAGCATAAGTATCCGCATCTGTTGTGCGAGTCCAAGAACCTGTTGCACACAAGTAAATACCATTGTTAGCAGTTGTAGTCTGATCTTTAACCAATACCCGATCACCCGCAACAACAGATATGCCATCAATGGTTTGTGCGCCAGACAAAGTGATGTTTGCAGTTGTAGCTACAACTACAGAGGCTTTGGCATCAATACCTTGGGCTAGTGCATCTACATAACCCTTGGTAGCAGCATCAGAATCGTTTGTAGGACTCGCTAAACCAGTAATGGTTGCCGATGTACCGCTATCCATGTCCAATGCGCCAGAGATGGTCACATTGTTGAATGTAGAAGTACCAGAAGCGGCAGTTACGTTACCTGTCAGGTTACCAGTTACGTTACCCGTGACATTGCCCGTTACGTCACCCGTTACATTACCTGTGACGTTACCAGTTACTGCACCTGTCAATGGGCCACTAAACCCTGTGTTTGCGGTGATGTTTGTGCCAGTAATAGCAAGTGGAGATGAGCCACCAATGACCGCACCATTGATTGTTCCCGCACTAATGGCGGCAGAAGCAATCGTAGCGGCTGTGCTAACAGTAAGATTGGTAAATGTTCCCGCTGCGGCAGTAGTTCCACCAATCACAGCACCATTTATCGTACCCCCAGTAATGGTGGCAGAGGAATTATCTGTCTTAGTTGCTATAGCAGTAGCAATGTTATTGAACTCTGTATCAATCTCAGTACCCTTGACAATCTTTAATGGATTGCCAGGCGATAAGTTATCTTTGGTTGCAAAGTTAGTGGATTTTGAATAATTGCTCATGTTTATCCTATCTTGCCTTCTTTGGCTTGAATTTCAATTTTCTGAATTGATAACTGAGTGCCGTTGATAGTAGCCTCATATCCTGTTTGAACAATCTTACCTGCACTTGAAGCGTTACTGGTTAGTGCTTTAATTGGTATGCCACTTGTGAAGTCTGCAACTGCATACTCACCAACTCCATACTCATAACTTCCTTGAGTTGGAATAAAGACGTTCTCTGACTGATAAGCACCTGAGTAATCAAATCCCCACTTGATTGTGAGGAACTGATTAGAACCACCGATCACAACAGCAGTAATAGACTTGAGAATAGAAATCTGATTAGGGTTTCCTAAGTCAGCATTGTTGGTGTAGTACAAGAATCGGTAAGTAGAAGTGTCATCAAGATAACCACCATACTTACCAATGTATCCATTCTTACCAATGTACAAATCACCATTACGCAATGATCTTAGGCTTGTTGGGGATATATTGTCCCATTTGGTTACACGGGAAGCACCATCTTGCAAAGATTGTTTTGTATCAAAACAGTAGACTTGAAGAGTAGCAGGTAGAACCAAAAGGTAAAACGCTTCTTTTTCTGAGTAAACAGACTTCAGATTAGCAAGTGTTTCACCCGCCAAAGATGATGCTAAGTCAAAACGAACATTCTTAGAAAGGTCTCGCAAAGGAGCAGACTTCTCTTGAATAGTCCTCATCAGTGAACGAACACCTGAGTCTGACAAGAAAACAACGTCAGAGCCAATGCTTTGTATGGTGTCTCTGGCAATACACCCAATAGCACCTACTGTATCGCTCAAAACAAGAGATGCAGGGGTAGAAGCATTTGCGTAAACAAGAATCTGTCGTTTACCAAAGATAAACAAGAAATCATTGTGCGCTGCCAAACCCATTACTTCATCAGCACCATTAGGCCATACACGGGAGACATCCAATGATCCTGAAGTACCACCACCCCATACATGACCTGCAATCAGATCAGAGAAGGTAACTGTTACTTTATCGGATGTAGTGTTAGCCACCCACAAGCGACCAAAAGCTGAAATAGCAATGTTGGCTTGAGGAACTGTAGCTACATAACCAGACTTCTCAGAAACTCTGCGATAAGTAGTTGTACTTACAGCAGGGTCATAAATGAGTGGATCGTGACCTGTTTGGAAGAAGTATGCAATGCCATTTAAAGATGCACATTGCCAATTAGATGCTGTAATAGTAGGAGCAGAGCCACCACCACCATAGGTCAACTCAGTAACAGCGTTAGCAGTACCAAGTTTAAATATCTTGTTGTTACCAGCAAACAGAACAGTCAAAGTTCCATCATTTTGGACTAATTCATGGATAACACCAACATCATTAGCGCCTAGATTGCCAGAAGATGAGTTAACCCTTGTCCAACCTTTTCTAGCACCAATACGACCATACTGATCCAAGATGCAGTTAGTAGCAACCAAAGCAAATCCAACACCTAAATCAAGTGGTGATTCTTCAGTATTCAGACCAGAAAAGCCTGGTGCTGAAAGACTGTAACTTTGTAAAGGCTTAGACATTAGACCGCCACAAAATTATCTTCGGGATAACGAGTGCTTTCCAATGCAATAGCATCAGATAGCATTCCTCTAAACAAAGCATAGGCTTCAGAAGAAGCAGTCCCACCATCCTCGCCACGCTCAATCAAAGCCCGAGCATAGGCGCTTTGAGCCACTAAATAGTCTAAAACCTTGACTGAAGTGCCATCAGCAGACAGATTAGCCTGTGGAATTGTTAAATCAAACTTAAGTGTATACACGCCATCAGGAACAGGGAACAGGTCAATTTTTGTGTCTCCACTACCATCCACACCACTAAAGCAGAACTCGCTAGGAATAGATTGTGAAGGTGTGCCAAAGTTCAACTTGCGGTTCATATCCGCAACAGTGGTGTTATCTAGGGTAATGACACTGGTAGTGTTTATAGCGTCATTAACACGGAACTTCTGACCCGCACCTGTCAAAGAGTAAGAACTTGTGGCACTGGTAGTTGTTACTGTAATTGTTTGTCCTAAGACATTCCAATTATAGGAATCTTCAATCTGGCGCTTGGCATCATTGACAAACTTGCCAATCAAAGAAGAATAGGTAGTTTCGCCAACAGTTGTGACTGTGCTTTCACGCAAGCGAACCAAAACATCGTTAACAAGTTCTAAGTAGGTCATGTTCTTTGCGCTCCTTGAACCTCAAATGTTGCAATAAAACTGAAGGAACTTACCGCTTCAGTAGTAATTTGAATCCTATCGCTCTCTTCTAAGACAATATAAGCCGCACCATCAAATTGAAGGTATTGCTTTGAAGTTAAGTTGTAAGAGGTAAGAATATCTAAAGTCGTTGCCGCACTTGCGTCATACCACTGGACTGTAATGTGCTTTGTCGATCCACCAGTATTGTGGATATACATGACAGTAAATTTGGCGTAATAACCCGTAGGAACTGTATAAACAGTAGTCAGCGTATTGGCTGTAGGGCTAATTCCGACAGATACAGGTCTCATTTATTCCTCTTAGAGATCGCTTTAGCCTTCGCTTTAGCGTCTTCCTTGGACGTTGCGCCCCAAGCTCTAAGAGATAATAGGAGTCGGGTAGGCTTCCCATCTTTCATCTCAGCGCCAGGCATATTGCCCATTCGTGCTAAAAAGGATGCCCTACGAGGGTTATCTCCCGACTTTACTGGTGGTTTTAAATTACCACCCGTTTCTGCATTATACGATGCTCTTCCCTTGGCATTCAAGCCCCCTTTGGGGTTTTTTCCTTCTTTTGTTTGCCAAGCAGGAGATTTCATTTCTTCTTCTTAGATTCTGAAATGGCAATGGCAATCGCTTGTTTAGGATTCTTCACCACAGGGCCTTTTTTGCCAGAGTGGAGAGTTCCTTCCTTAAACTCACGCATTACCTTCCTGATCTTAGTGGCGGGTTTCATTTGCCACGACCTGCCTTCTTCATCATGTTAGTAGCAGTACGACCACCACGGGTAGGCATAGCTTTGGGCTTACCAATAGCAATCATTACAGTAACAGGCATAGATTTCTTCTTGCCATACTCTTTGGCTTCTTTCTCGCCTTTTTCTGTGTATGGGAATTTCTTGTTTCCAACTTGAGGCATATAAATCCTTATCGAACTAGCTTGGTTGCAATGAAAGAAATGATGCCACCAACAACGGAGGCAATCGCCATTCCGACAAAGAAGCCACCTTTGGACTTGTTTGCCATCTCTAAAAGCGTTTTAATATCTTGGCGAAGTGCATGGACTTCTGCTTGCAAAGCCTCAACTTGGGCTTCTAGCTTGCCAAATTCTCGTGGATCAATCTCAGACATTTGATTTCCTTGGACGACCCATCTTTTTAACAGGTACTGGAGGTTGCAAGACTATTTGCTTTTCAGAAGTCTCTTCTTGAACTTCATCAATTCTGACGTAACCTTGATGACCTTTCATCGAATCAATATCGTGCTGATAGGTAAAAGTGACTGTCTGTCCACTTGTTAAACATCTAAAGGTTGCCATAAGAACTCCATTAAAAAGGGGGTTATTAGCCCCCTTTTATTAAACCGCACGAGCCACGATAAGGTTTAATGTGGTTGAGGCCAAGTCTACAGAACCTGCTGTAGGGTTGTAAGTCACGATAGTAACTGTGTTAGCGGCTGAAACATAGGCTCTACGAACCAAACCTGCCTCATCAACGCCAATTGCCATACCGATAACCATATCGCCCAAAGCAACGCCTGGAACTGTAACTGTATCTGTAGCGGTTGCAGTAGTAGCTACTGATGCGCTATTGAGAGTACAGGTAACGTCCCAAGTGTCTGTAAATAGACCACGGAACTGGTCATTTCCCCTGCGGGAAGTAACTGCTGTTGCTGCTGCCATAATAAATCTCCTTAATGTAAAAAATCCCCCCACCGATTAAGGCGAGGGGAAAAGGCAACTATTAGGCTGGAACTGCTAACGCAAATGCGCTAGAAGACAAAGCTGCACCAGTTGTGGCGGCTGTACGCATTGCTTTCACACCATAAAGTGTGTCAGATGTGAACAGGGTAGCCAAGTAGTCTTGTTTGTACTGAGTCTGTGAACGGATGCCCACTTGCTCAACCAAAACCATAGAGTCCTTGTGACCCATCAAGCAGATACGATCAGCGCCAGAGTTACCAGCACCAAAGTCAGCATTGCTAGATGTAAACACAGGGATACCATACAGTTGACCAATTTCACCAGTACGGATTGCGTTGCCGTTACCAACAAAAGCCTGCTCGGTGTAACGGGACAGACCCATCAACGTGTTGCGGCTTGAAGGAGGAACGATGAAGAAACGACCATCCATAGGAGTGTCATTATCGTCCAAACGCTGAATGGTGCGACGAATAGCGGCATCAGTCAATGCGGCTGCATTGGAAGATGTGCTGTTGTAAGCAGTAGTACCATCAGAACCGATGAAGGCTTTGGTGGAAGTATTGCTTGTTGCGTAGTCGTTAGTACCGACAGTAGCACCATTGAATGCACGACCCAATTGGATCAAGCTAGTGTCTACTTGCTTGGCAAGCGCATAGCCCGCATCAGCAGTGTAGAACTGGCGCAAGCTGTTCAAGGCTTGTGCTTCAACGATGTCCTCAATGAAACGTGAATATTCAAAGTGTTGGTTGATTAACACTAGAACTTCTGTCTCAGTATCGGCAATCAGAGTAACGGCAGTAGATGCCGCTTTTGCTGAAGCTGAACCACGGGTAGGAGCTGGAATGTGAACAGTGTCACCTTTCTTGCCCTTGAAGTTCATCTTCATTACGATGTTAGCCAATACAAGGTTTTTCTTGTAAGCGGCTACGATTTCGTCAGACCAGATTTCTGGAATGAATGTTGCTGCGGTGGTTACTGTTACCGCTGGTGTTGGATATGCCATGATTAAATCTCCTAAAACAAATTTTAACGAACCCGTTTCTCTATGTACGCTTGCATGATTTCTTCACTTAATGCGTCATAACGATTCGGGTCTTGCATTTTCAGCCGAATAAGGTCAGCCCTTCGATATACTTTCTTTGATGATTCACCAGAACCACCTACATCAACACCTACTGCCTTTAAGTTCTGTTTGCGAGTTACCTCGCCCTCATCACTATGTTGCTTCTGTTTAACAGAACGTAGTTGTTTATAGGTAGATAGCAATTCATTGGCTGAGTCAAAATCATATCCAGAATCGGCTTGCTCAAATATTCTAATGCGAACAGGGCTAGACTTCACCCAATTTGCAAAATCCTGATCTCTGGCGATGTCTCCAAAGTCGGGATGAGTTTGCGCTAACCTCTGCTGAATCTGTGACCTTTTCATTTCTAGCGTTGCTTGACGCGCAGCCATAATGTCTGGGTGATTATCAACTGTCCTTTGAACTGCCTTCTGTGGATTCTCAAAGAAATCTACTTCAGGCTCTTCCTGTCTAGTCTGTTGCTGTCTAGACCCAAGGTTCTGTTTGATGAGTTCATCGGCTAACCTTCTGACTTCGCCTACTTCCTGTGCTTGCTTTCCAATGAGCTTTTCAGCCTCTTGGTGCATCTTCACAATCTGGTCTAAACTTTTGTCCCTGTATTTATCAGGAAGTTCAGGCTTTTGCTCGATCTTCTGCTCTTCGATTTCTAACTCACCCAACTCTTCTTTGTCATCATCAATCAACATACTTCTTTCCTTTTCCTGCCGTCAATCGGTTGTAGGAGATTCAACTCGGCATAATTGCTTATGAGTTGAGTTTCTGCTCGGCTTTTAACCTGTCTAAGTGACTTTTCTCGAACTTTCCATGCGATGATGGAAACGCTCCAGACCACCCTTCTAGCTTAAAAGCTGGCGCAGATAAAATGCGATGAGAATCCTCACCACACTCACACTTCAGACTTGTTGTCTCATAAACAACAAATCTTTCTGTCTTATGCCCGTTTATACAGGCAAATTCATACATTCTTCTCATTTAAGTCCTCAAATGCTCTTTCGCTGACTTGTTTCAAGTTTTTCAGCCAAATAAGTATAGATAACTCGCCTTTTCTGAATTGTAGACTTTTTTCATCTGCAATTGTTGAGATATTATTTAAAGGCTCTATCATTTTGTCAACATCTTCCATCAAATCTATCCACCCTTGAGTGGACATTGTGGAAAATCTTTCTTCGTAGTACTTTTGAAGCGATGGGTCAAGTTGCATTAGATTTTTCCAAATATTCTTGTAGTCTAACCAATGTTTCCATATTGTCTTTAACTAATCCTAAAGCCCTGTTGCAATTACCACAAAGAAGACCCCGTACTTTTCCCGTTACATGGTCATGGTCAACATTTAACTTTTTTTCTAAGATATTTTGATGTAAACCACAACCTGCACAGCAAAATCCTTGGTTTTCAAGCATTTGCTCATAATCTTGATTTGTAATCCCATAAGTCTGCAAAAGTCTCCAATTCCTAATTTTATCTTTTGTTTCAGGCTTATTTCTATACTTTTCTCTCGCAGCTATACAGGATGGATGCTCTTTAGTCCTTTGTTTACACGCCTCTTTATTCTCTTCATAGTACTTTTTAGAAGATTCTTTACGCTTTTGTTTAACTAAATCTTCTGGATTCATTGTCTCATCATCTGTTTCTCAACAATCTTGGCCTTGTTCTGAATATCTGCTTCTTTTAGCATCAAATCAGCAATCTTGACCCGTTTGTCAAACTCTCTTGAGGCCAAATCATCGTCATTTGGAAGGTTTTTGGTGTTAGCCGCCATGCTCTTTGCTTGGAGTTCAATAGGCATTAATTGCGCTTCAGTCAATAACTTTTGCGCTTCAGCCTTGTTCTGCTCTGCCTGTGTAGTTTGGACAGCAATCTGAGCTTGAGCCATCTGCATAGCCAGTTGTTGTTGCATCTGAGCCGCTTGTTGAGCTTGTGGATCAGCCTGAGACATCTTGTCGAGCATCTCAATCAACTCAAATCTGTTTGACAGAGAAGAATTAGCCATGATGCCCTTCAAAATGATAGGCAAAACAGGTGTATTCGGGCCAAGAGTCTGCAACAAAGCAATAAACTGTTGTTGTTCATGCTCTCTAGCGATGATTCCGAGTGCTGCCGTAGGAATGAACTTCATGTCCACAGTAGGGTAACGCTCGGGGTCAAACTGCATATAGCGATAAGCGGCTTTGGTGATGAAGGGGATCATAAAATCCTCTTGGAAGTTCACCAATGTACGCTTGTATTTCTTGATAATTGAGGCAGTAGCCATCGAAATACCACCCTGACCAGCATCTCTAGAGACAGCAGTAATCATTCCCTGAGAGTCAAGAGTGCCTGTTGCCATCAAAAGCATACGTTCAAACTCTTTGGCAGTAGTCAGGTTAGTCCCATCAGTATTGCCGAACTTGAACGGGAACAGAATCTCATTGGGATTGCCGTTTGTCAGGATTGCCTTGCCTGGCTTAACTTCAAACTTAGCACCACGGGGCAGGCGAGTAGCATCCATAGCCATCATTGGGCTAGTTGTCAGGGCTAGTGAATCTAAGTGTGAACGAACTTGGGCATCAATAGCCTTTTGTGAGTTGTAAGCCTTCTCAACAGTACCACGACCCAATAAACGATTAGGAACTGTGTCGTCCTGATAAGCAAGAATAGGTCTATCCTTCATCATGTATGGATTGGCCTCTGCTTTGAGAAGCGTACCATCATTGGCAATCACAACAATTGCTTCGACCAGATCGGAATATTCATCTTGGGTGGAGTCTTCAGGGAAGAAGTCCTCTACTTCAGCACCATCATTCTCTACTTGGTCAAGATACTCTCTAGGGACTAAACCATAGTAAGTAAGAAGTTTTACTTTGTCATCTTCGTACTGAGAGACTTCTTGGGTAGGCTCTAAGTCTGTGTCCATAGAGTCAGTACCAACCTTTACCTTGCGGTAGATGCCATCTTCTTGACCTTTGACAATCTTGTGGATAGAGACATACTTCTCAATAGCCACACCCATACAGTCATCAATAGATGTGCCATTGGGGTCAAATAAGAAGTTACGGGGGTTAACAGGAACAATCTTGACCGCAATTCGGTCTTTTTCTACCACTCCAATAGCGGCTTGTCCTATTTGACCAGGTATTGCCTGAGTACTCGGAACATAGACTTTCTCTGTTTTGACAACAATTTCACCAATACCAGTACCATAAAGTTCAGCAAGTAGTTCAATTTGGTCAATAGACTTGCGAATCTTGTCTACTTTGAAGTCTTCCATCAGTTGTGCTTTGATAGCAGCAACATCGAGGGGGCTTCCATTAACATCACGAATATCGTCTTGAATGTCAAAGAACTCACCCTGACCAAAGATAGCTTCCATGATCTCGGCATGGCGTGTCTCTACGGCTTGTTGGGTAGCGGGAGTAACGATTCTGGAACGCTCAGAGTCCCTAGTCTTGTCTTGAACATCCCACTCACCATTAAAGATGCGTTCGTACTCTAGCCAATCATCAAGACAGTTAACATCTCGCCAATCCCTCCAACGATCACAATGGTTAACAACAAAGTTAACTATTTCCTTGTCGGACTCGGTTGGTTCTTGGAATTCCATTCTTATACCCCGCTAATAATATCTATCGGTTCCCACTCCTCGGAGTCATCTTCTTCCATATACGAAGTGACAGCAAGTTGGTCAATGTAACTAAGGGAGTCAGGCAAGTCATCGTGAACCCCTTGAGCAGGGAACAGGATTAACTGGTCTACGAACTCATCCCAATCTTCTTCCGAATTTAACACAATTCTGCCATGCTCGAACCTACCTTGTAAAGCCCAGATGATTCGATCCGCTTTTTTTCTATTCCCGTGGGTCAAATCTATGATGTGGGCATAGGTGTTGTTTTTCCGCATAAGGTCTGACAAGTAGGGCAAAACAGCGTTCTTTAACGCCCCCCTCTCTATCCCTACACTAAGGGGTCGGTAGTCTCTAATGGCTATCAGAATCTTAGAGGCAGTCTCACGGATATCCCAGCGCCCATGTTCAATCTTCTCAACAAACCACTTCCCATCGTCTGTGACCTTGACTATCGAGATAGCAGACTCATCTAGACGCTTCTTGGCATTGGCGGCTTGTTTGGCAACTTCCTCGAATCCTGCTAAGTCAACAGCGATGTAATAGCTTCCATGTTCAGGTTTTACCCCGTATTTGATCCACTCTTCCTTGAAGATGTCCGAACCCGCATTGGTAAAAGAAGCCATGTACTCTTGCTTAAAAGCGAAGGTACTAAGGGTTTTCTTAGCACTTTCTATCTCTTTTTGGTCAATTAAAGGGTTGTCAGCAGTGGTGAAATGCCAACTCTTCCAATCAGGATCATCCTCTGACTCGCCCAACTTAAAGGTATCGTAGAACCAGTTTCTGCCTTTAGGAGTCCCAATAAACAAGGCTCTCCCCCGTTTATCAGATAAAGATGCTCGAATGACCTGTTCCCATGCTTCAGGCTTAATGTCGGCAACCTCGTCTAGTACGGCATAGGTCAATGAGACACCACGCAAGGTATCAGGTCTATCCGCACCACGGACGTAGATTCTTGCTCCGTTTATCAGGGTAATGTCTAGGTTGTTTACATGGGAAGACTGAATAACCTCTCTGCCAAGGTCTAGCAATAAGTCCCAGACGATTTGCCTCGACTGCCCCATTGTTGGAGATACATACAAGACTGCCGAACCAGGAGGACACTTCAAACCTTCGATTAACAGGGTTACAGCAGCCATCCTACTCTTACCGCAACGCCTACCAGCCGCAACAACCTTGAACCTTGTTTTGTCGGCAAAAACTTCTTGTTGCCACGGCAGTAAGGAAAAATTAAGATCAGCCATACTTTGCCTCTACATCTTGGGGTTGTTCATCAATTATGGTTGGTTCAGCACCAATCCCTGTTATGTTAATGGTGACTGCTGACCTCTGACTCTTGTCCTTCTCAAACAAAGAAACAGGAAGAGTCCTATCAAGACACATCTTAAGGGCTACTAATTGATGTGGATGCTCATCATTAAGGGCTATCTCTATCACCTTCTGAGCCACATCCTTACCCCCACTCCTAATCATCAACTCCCTTAGCTCCTTGAGCCTCTGGTGGTCTGTCTTAGGTAGAACCATTGGCGGATTGTCAGCAAACCTCTGTATGGTCATCTTGACGCTCCCCTTTGGTCTTCCTCTTCCTCGTTTTAGAGCTTCCATTTATCCTCCTTGGATGGTTTTAGCTTTTTCAGAATCTAGGAGGGTACACAAATATCTACCAACACAACCTACCCCCTCCCCCCCCTGTGTTTCCATACACCTAGGGTTTCTACTACTGTCTATTCTTACACCACTGTCTAAGCATACAGATCAGGGTTTACCCTAGATGCGAA